CTATCAAAAACAAAAGTAAGAGTTGTGTTAGGACTACTATATGCTGAAGCTGAAATCTTTCCGTAAATAGTTCCTGTGTTAGAACCTATAATTTTTATTCTTCTGCCTACATGGTGAGTAGCTGTAATATTTGATCCAACTGTTATAGTAGTAGTACTTGCTCTTGTAAATGTTGTTGTGCCATCTGCATCACCTAGTGAAAACCATTCTTTGTCGTTCCATACTGATCTTGTGTCTGTTAAGATACTTCTTTGTGCATTATTAACATCACTTGGACTCATGCCCTCTGAAATATTAATTCCGTTTACTGATGTGTTGCTATTTGCTGTGGTACTATAATTCGATACTGTCATCTTATTCTCCTAAACCTTTGTTTAAATATTCTGTAAATTTTTGATAATCACCTAAAGGAATATTTGCTAAATTTTTATAAATTGTTTCTATTTGATTTATTGGAAAAACATTTCCTGATTCATAAATACGACCAAGAGTTTCTTTACTAGGAAAGTATGGTAAATATTTTTCTGATAAATACATTTTAACATCATCTTTACTTATATTATTTTCTAATAACATTTTTGCAATTTTTTGTTCTGATACTCCTAATGTATAAGCATTTTGAATAATGGTATTCATATCTGTCCAATTTTTATATCTAGCTTTTTCTGCTGTTATATAAGCATTAACATATTCATTTTCAGTCACTACATTTCTTTGATTTGCTATTTTTCTAAAAATTCTTTCAGAATTACCAACATTTGAATTGTGTTCTGGTACTTTAAAATTAAATGCTTCTTCTATATTTATTTGTGAAATTCTAAATCCTCCTAAATTAGCTATTAATTCTATTTTAGGATCGTATTCTTTACCATAAGGTTCAGAAATACCATTTAATGATTTGTAAAGTTTTTCTAGTTGGTCATATCCAGCAGGAACAAAAGCATCAAGCACATGAAGGAACATAGATTCAAGCCTATCTCCTACAGGTAACTCAGGATTATAAACTTCCCTACCATTATCTTGTTTGTTTCTTGTTATATCTAATATTTTAGCTGTTATCATTGATTCATCTGCAAAAAACAAAACAAATTGTTTTATTGCTTGAATACCTGCATTGGTAATAATTTCATCTAAATTTTTATTATTGGTATTACCTTTATAGTATTCATTAATTGCAGTTCTAATAGGTTTATGTAAAATTTCATAAGGATAAGTATAACTTGGATCTATATATTGAAGATTATTAGGATCATTATTTAATAAAATAATTTCAGAGTTTTCACTCCAGCTTGGCACAAAAGATTTAACAGCATTAATAACTTCTTCACTATAATCTTGAACAATATTAAATCCCTCACTTAGAGATTTAAGACCAATTCCACCAACAATAACATTACCTGTCATTCTTTTTACTCCTCTTGCTTTAATAACAGAGTTTGGAGTGCTAATTTCTTTTATGGATTGTTTAACTGAATAAACAGTATTTCTTAAAATTTCAGCAGGAAATGAAACAAAATTACCAATAGGTAATCTTCTGATTGCTTTAATAGCAGGAGGTACTTTATCATAAGTGGGCATTGTATTTGTAACAATTTGACTAGCTTGTTTTTCTAATTGTTTTAATTTTGTAGGTGTTTTAAGCATATCAGGATAGGCTTTTGATAAAGTAGCTAATTCAGACTCATAGACAATAATTTTAAAAACATCATCAACCCCCATGTAAACATCTTGTAAAAAAGTAAATGGTTTTTTAGCATTATTAAAAATAAAATTGTTTGTAACTTTATCAATAAATATTGCCATTCCACCTGATGTTTCAACATCTTTAAAAATCAATCTAAGTTCATTGGCTTTAACACTTGTTCTGACTAAACCTAAATCTAAATAATTTTCATATTTTAAATTTAATGCTTCATCTGACATTTTACCAATGTCATTAGCTACAGTTTTAATTGCTGACCAACCATTTTTTGAAAATGGATTAACACCATTAAAAAAAGACATTAAAATTCCACCATGCACATTTCTTATTTGTGTCACATGGTTTAAGACTGTTTTAGCATATTGAGAAACACCTTTAGCATATAAAAAAGGTTTATATAATGAACCAATTCCACTCATAGGTGTATCATCTATAGACTTTAGTAAATTAGCTATTTCAGGAGTAGTGTGCCAACCTTTTAATGGATTGTATCTGTTACTTGTAATTTCTGTAGCAAATCTATTTGTAGGCTTTTGAAAAAAATATTTATTTACACCTTCTTTTTTTAATCTTGAAAAATATTTATCTGCTTCTACCCATTTAGTTAAATCATTAACTGTTGTAAGTAAATTTTCTAAAGGGTTTTTAACCTCACCCAACAATGCTTTTATTTCAGGTGCTAAATCTTTTCTTTTAAGAAAAATATTTTGTTTTAATTTAGGAGATAAAGAATCCATAGTGGAAATTAATCCTGTATTTTCGCTTTTATTTAATATCTTATTTAAAACACCATTTACTTCAGCAGTACTTAAAGACGGATCTTGTTTTTGAATATAGTCAAATGCGTTTTGTCTAATTTTTTTATTAGGTTGAAATCCTTTATTTGTAAAAAGTTTATAGCTTTGTCTTACATAAGCACCAATATTATCTTCTATAATCTTTTTAGTAGGTTTTCCTAAACCATTACTTTCTATAAGTTGTTTACTAAGATTATCAATTAATACTCTAGCTTTACCAACAGGTTTTCTTAAACTTTCATCTAATATAGATATAGATTTTTTATTTAATAATACTTCTTGTATATCATCTAATAATGATTTTTTATATTGTTTTTTATTTTTATATTTATAATTAAATATATTTGGATCAAATTTTTTAGTTATTAAATTTAATTCTCTTTCAATTTGTTTAGCTGTAGATACAGCTCTATGATTATTACCTCGTATTTTACCCTGATACAATTCATGTAATGTTTGCATTTCAGGAGTTTTTCTTCCTCTTGTTCTAAAAGGAGATAAAATCCATTTATCTACCTGTCTAAGAATTGGACTTTCACTAAATTGTAAAAGATTCTTAATATTTTCTGACTCATTAAGTTTAACAACATCTTCTTTAAACCTTGTTTTTTTTACACTATCGTCAAAATATTTATAAGTTATTCTTTTATCGTTAAAAACCTTACCTACATTTTGTTCAAGTTTTTTTACAACTGAATCTGCTTTTATAATTCCTTCATCAAATTTTTTAACAAGATCTGTTTTTATTTTTGTTTTATTAGGACTGTCTTTAAAAGTCACCTCAACATAATTATTGATAGCTTCTTTTCCAAGTTTGTCATATTTTTTTACTTGGTTTTTAGTATATCCCCATGACCTAGCACTTGCACCTGCTGTTGACATTTGTTGAGGTAGGGTTGATTCAAACAAAGCAATTAAATCTCTTTGTGTTCTTGCACCATCTCCTTTATTTCCTGTTATATTAGTAACAATGTCACCAACAACACCTGCTCCACCATAGATAACTGATTGTATTGTTCTTAATGCACCATCAAGTACATCTGTTGTACCCATAACAATATTGTTTCCTGCAATTTTTTTCCAAAATGGACTTTCTATTTCTGCTACAGTTTCTTTATTGATACCTAGTTCTTCACCCCAAATATAATCCATAGTTTTACTTGTTAAATCAAAATTAGATTTTTTATCATCAAAAGGATTAAAACTACCTTTATCATAAAAACCATCTTCTACAGATAAAGTTGGTATAAATTTTTTATTATAGTTAATATTATCGTAACTATTATCACCTTGTATTGGAACTTCAGGAATAATCTCGCTTGTTAATTTATCTATAGGTAAACCATAATAAACAGAAGCATCTTCTATTGAGTCAAAATCAGGTATAAGCCTTACATCAAAACCATTAGTATTTTTAAAATCAGGGTGTTCATTAGCAAATTCTATATCTAATTGAGACGACTGTTTAGTAGTTTTATCTATAAAATTGTTTTCAGTATTTTCATTAAAAGTTTTTTTATTTATAGTATTTTCATAAGGTATGAAGTTTTTTTTAATTTGAAAAGAATTATTTGTATTATTTATAGTATTTTTATTTACAGTATTTTCATAAGGTATAAAGTTTTTTTTAATTGTATTATTAACAGCTTTATTTTTAATAACAATATTTTCATAAGGTATAAGCTCTGCCATTATTTAGTTTGAATATTAGGTTTTGTAATTTCATCAAAACCTCCATCTCCATTCCATGCACCTAATTTCTGTATACCATCAGAACTATCTATAAAATAATAATATTCACCTTTTTTTAATGATTTTTTTTCAGCAGGAGCATCTATTGCAGTAGTTAATGCCCAAGCATATTCAGCATTATTTTTTTCATCTTCTACATCTATTGATGTTACAGAATTTTTATTTGCATCTGAAATCCAATCAGAAATATAAGTTGATTTATCTTTACTTTGTGAACTTTTCTTAAACAAAATAGCTTTTTCAATATCGCCATTAAAAAGGTTATCTGCTATATATTGATAGTTTTGCATATCTGTTGTAGATTCTGTTCCTAGTATTTCTCCCAATCCTGTATCTAACTGTTTTTGATCGATTATTTCATTTTTGTAATCTTGAAGTAATTTACCTATATTTGATACTGCTTCAGGGTTTTCATTACCCCAATTAAATTTCCTTTCTTCAAATTCTTGTTTTTTTCTATTTAACTTTAAATTTTCTTTATTAATATTTGTAGTAGCTTCTAATTCTTTTTGTCTAAGATTTAAATTTTCATCACCTTGATCTTGTGATTTAAATATATTCTGAATATCTGTAAATGATTTAATAGCGTTTATATCATTAGAATCTCTTTGTAATCGTTTATCTCCTGCGTTTTGCATAGCAAGACCTACTGATTGACCAAAACTTTGAGGCGTAGGTGAATAACCTGATTGTGCAAGTAAACCTGTTGCTATATCTTGACCATAAGGAGAATTAATCATATTTAATAAACCTTTGTTTTGTCCTGCATTTTTGTATTTATTTAAAATAGGTTCAATTTGATACTTAAGTAATCCGTCCATTATTATTTTTCTATAATTAACTTCAGACATTACGCAAACCCTCCTAACAGACCACCACCTAAAGCATAAAGAGGATTGGTGCTATTCATAGCACCTGCTATTTGACTACCTGCCATAGCACCACCAAGTAAACCTGCACCTGTATTTCTAAAATAAGGTTGAGTACTTACAGTATTTTGTGGTACATTTGCACCTAACGCTCCAAGATATTGGTTTAATTTAAGGTAAGGTTTCTGTTGTTCATAATCAAATCTACTTATTGCATCTTGTAATTTAACTTGTTCGATACCTTCACGAGTATCACCAACTTGATTTAATCTTTGAATATCATTATAATCCATTTCTCCAAGTTGAGGAGCAATCTGTGTAGCGTTAACCATATTTTGTCTTTCACGATTATATTGATCGCCATAAACTTCATTAGATAAATTACCTAAACTTCTTGCTAATGTTTCTTGATTAGCAGAACTTCCGAGTCTACCAGCATTTGAAAATTGAGATTGCACTCCAGAAGTTACATCTCCTGCCATTTGATTATATAATGCTTGTGCATAAGGATTGGAATTTGGATCTAAATAATCACCTGAAAGAATTTTACCAGCTTCAGTTTGTGATTGATTTAATAAAGGATTACCTGCTGTAGCCCTATTAGTTGCTAATGCTAAAGCAGTTTGTGTTTCTGCTGGAGTATTAACATAAGTATTATTTGGAAAATAATTTGGTAAAGCTGACTGATATAAATCCTGAGAGGCATCAATGGCTTCTTGATAATATGGTCTTATAAAATCTGATGGTTCTGATTGTGTACTTGTTTGCACATTAGTTGGGTTACTACCTTTGCTCATTTTATTTCCTTACTTAATATTATTGCTTTCATTTTAAATCCTTTTAACTTTCTTTCCCACCCTTTGCGACCTGCAACTTCAAGGTGAGTACACTTGTTTTTCTTTGCGAATTTTTCTATCGTGTCTTGTATTCTTTCTAACCAATTAATTAGATTAGTTCCTCCTGCTAAAAAATACCTAAGTACTTTAGCTTGAGGATATTCTGCTATTTCGGTAACAACAGCACTTTCTACTTTGTTATTGTTCCAACTTATAAATAATTGCATATGATTATTACTTATACCATATAAAACATCTTTTATAAAATATGTCTCATCTATTGCCTTTTCTAATAAGGGTGAGACTTGATCCCATATTAAAGGTAAATCTTCTTTTGGTACTTGTGTTACTATATTATCCAATGATGACATATTTAAAATGTACATTACCTGTATGGTTTCTATGACCTATATCAAATTCGCCATTTCTTGTTTCAGCTAACCAAACATGAGTTAATTCACCAGACGCATCAGATGTTATAGGTGACCATAAAATAACACTATTTCCACCACACCTAGCATCTATAATTGTACTTAAAACTTTAGTACCTTCTGTAGTGAATGTACCTGTAGAGTTTAATTTTCCATTAATTGTATTATTTAATGATGATGAAACTAATCGTAAATGTTGTGCTGTGTCAGGTATAGATAAAGGAACTGTAGGAAACGAGTTATCTGCCATTATCTTTTACCTTCAGGTCTAGCTTCTATTTCAACTCCAGACATAGTGTTAAAATTTCCAGTAACATTAATTCTTAATCTGTGATATCTACTTGTCGATCTTAATGGAACTGAACCATCTGTATTGTTTGAAACAGCACTTCCAACTGTAATATTATTAAGTTGTGAGTCTCTAGTAATAGGGGTTACAGTAACAGTTGTATTAGCAGTACCATCAACAATAGGTCTACAATTAATTAATGTAGATCTTTTACCTTCAGCACCTTCAAACTCTGTTGTATCAACTGTTGCTGATAAACTTGTTGCTATAAACTTTCCAAATAAATGAGAGGAATCAAATCCAGCTAAACCAACAATACCTTCTCCATAATAATAAGAGTCAAGTGATCTTGTTAAGTTATCCAGTTCACCAAACACATCTAAACTTTCTAATGTATTAAATGCTTCTTGAGAAGCACCTGCTATAAATTCTAAGTCTTGCCCTGATCCTGTTGACCATTTATTAACTGAATAGTTATAAATTAATAATTTGTTATTGGTTGTTCCTGTTGCACCTGATCCACGATAAGACCATACAGCTATAGAGTTATTAGGATCAATCGCTGAACAAATACCATCTAAATTAGAAGATAAATCCTCAAAGAAGAAATTGTCTATTTTTCCATTTCCAATAGGTGTTAGTTGTTGACCACCAGAAAGTTTATAATAACCATCTTGAGCAAGGAAGAATATATCACTACCATAACTACAAACTGACTTAGGAGCAAAAGCACCTATGTTGTCTGCAATCTTATTAAAGGTAAAGATTAATGGAGTACCAACATATTCCATTCTATAAATAGCTTTCTCAAAGAATATAATTCCAAAAGATTCACCACCTACAATAGCCTGAATATTACCATGAGTACCAACAATATCTTGATAACCTGATTGGGTTGCTTGACTAGGTGTCCAGTCAGAAGAATCATTTAATGCTGACCATTTAACTCTTTGGTTGTAAGCTGTTGATGATTCAGTTGTATATCCTGCAACAACAAAGTCTCTAATAACTGTTAAGTATTTAGCTTTAAGAGAAACTAAATCAGAAAATAAACTATCTGTTCCTTGATTAAATTTTTGTATGTTATCTGCATGATTGGTTGCAATTATATTTGTTCCAAACTGTGTAAAAGACCAAAAATCTCTAGCATTAGAAGTAGTTGAATTACTATAACCACCACTCTTTGATTTATTAACAAAATTACCACTACTATCCATTTGAAATAGTCTAGTAGCATTACCACAATAGTTAGTAATACCATCACTAAGAAAAGCTGAAAATAATCCAACTGCATCTAAAGGAGTTGATCCACTTTCTTTTGTTAAAGGCTCTGTAGTTAAACTTTGAAATCCTGCTAATGCTTTATATCCTTTAGCTAGAGGTACAACATTATCTACTTTTAACGCACCTGAATTTTGAAAGGTAGGTAGATCAGCTTGTAAATCGCCAAACTCAATCATTAGACTACCTGTGAACTAGACATTTGTAGAGGCGAGGAAGTTGTAGATCCTCTTGAAGATGCTAGATTAGCTGAACCTAATGCCTCTTTATACAATCCTGCCCATATATTTAATCTTTCATCTTGCATTAAAAAAGGTGAACTTTCTGCTAAAGCTCCATAAAGATAAAGTTCAGGGTAGTTTGTAAGAATATCGTTAGTTGCATTACTGTCTGATAATGCTGTTAATTTTTTATAATAATTAATTTGTAGTGTAGTTGCTGAGTCTGGTTGTATTCCTAGTAAAATGTTTGTTCCAACTATTGTAAAGTAAGTAGGTGTTCCAGAAGTCTGTGATGTATTATACTTGTTATAAAAATCTGTACTTGCCATAAATCTTAATGTTGTAAAAGGATTGCTTTGGTAAATAACAGTTGTAGCTTCTATATAACCAGTTGGTAAAGCATAGCTTTGTGTACCAGAGACAGTATCAATAGAAGTATCTATTGTTACCATTTCTCTAACTTTTAATTCTCTATTCATTCTACTTTCTGCAAGAGTAATAAAATCCCCTAAGTAAGCAGTTAAATCTTCTCTGTTTAAATAAGATGCTATTGTAGTTTTTAAATTAGAGTATGTAGTAATTGACATTATAATTTACCTTCATAAATCCTAAAATATTTATTGTCTGAATCATTTAACCATTTGAAAAATCTTGGTTTATCTAAAACCTTTCCTCCATAAGTCATAATTCCTCGTTTAGCTAATTGATGAACAAGAATGTTTGGAAGTCTAGCTACACGATATCCAGCTTCATGTTTCATAATTT